TGGCCGTTACTCTCTTGGTCGTCGTCCCAGTCCATTTGCTGTAACACCTCTTCGTTCCAGTTGTCTTCAGGGTCGGATGAAAACTCTGAGCTAGAAGCCTTCGTGCTGTAAACAACGTCAGTACCAGTCGCAAATCCACCCGCGCTATTGTTATAAGGACCCGGGAATTGAGCGTTTTGGTTAGCCAGAATATTTCGCGACCCATGGGTATCATTCCAGTTTGAAGATCCACCAGCGCTTTTGCCTACAGCAAGATACGAGAAGCTGAAAGAATTAAGCGTTGACCAAAAAGCACCCTCTTCATTTTGCTCGTGTAATACATAACGATCTAAAATTCCATCTCTATGAATTTTAACAAAAAATCTACCATCGTATTCTGGTAAAGATTCTTTTTTAGTAACCCTAAACTCAGCCGTAATGCCAGGTGTTGTGCCGTAGTTGTTAGATTCCCATGGCACCGTAAAGTCTGCCCCAGGCCCTAGCGGCTCAGCTAAAGTTATAACAGTTAGACCCGTGACGCCACCACTTGTGTCAGAATCAACATTTATGTTTGTTATTTTTACCCAAGCTGATTTGTGAGTATTATTACCATCTGTTGCTGAAAGTCTTAAAAGCCGTTGGTCCCCAACTTCAGGTGGGAAGCTGCCTATAGTTTCCAACCAAACATCTGTATCAAAAACAACCTGCGTCTGATTAGGCCACTGATCGTCTGGAACGTCTAACCAAGTTGAGTCTGGCTCCGAAGATCCATAAATATAACCAGTATGGGCAACAAAATCTGGAACTGAGTTGCTAATAGCTAGTATTTTATACCTAGCATCCTCATTAACAGCTACTTCATTTCCATGTTCGTTTTTAAGTATTATATACGTTTCTTCGTCTACTTTATTTCTCTCGCTTGAAGGAAAAGAAATCCACACGTTACCGTCCTCTGCCTCGTACCACCTATCCATTACTAACGTGTAATACTCGTTAGAAGTTTCCTTTACATAGTATTTACAATAACTCATCCAGTCTGGTACCACTTGGCTTACGCCAAACACATTAGTCCAATCTTGAGATACTATAATGCTGTTTTTATATTCAGATTGAGTCTTACTTACATTAAGATCTGATGGGATAAAGTTGAAATCACCAGTTTTAGGGTCGTACTGTGTTTTAACAGCTAACTCTTGAATGGGGGTTTCTCTACCAAGCTCATCCCCAAAAACAACACCAACGCTATAATTACGCATAGACTTAACTGATCTTCTACCTAAACCAGCCTGGTCAATACTCTCACTAGACAACACTTGATTTAACGCAACTCTAGGAACATCATAATTTTGTAAGTAGTTACCGTAAACAAGCCTATTACCAACAATTTCTTGCGCAAGCGCGGCTCTTGGAACAGCATCCCAAGGTCTCATTATTTGAGTACTTGGAAGCGTCCTATGTATCATCTCGCTCGTTACGTGTATTTCACCTCCTTGGTTACTTGCGTTTTGAACGTCCCACTCAGGATCAACATCACGCTTAATTGTTTTTACTACGTATACATTGGGTGACGTAGTTTTTTTATATAAAATATCAATTTCGTCTACATCATCTGGTCTAATTTCATCATCTGAAACAAAGTTTGTTACCTTGAGCTCTCTTACGGTGTTCGCCATACCGAGATTATAACCCTTATCAAACTCGTACTCAAACCTATCAGGTAAAAACGCCACCTCGCTAAACGGCGAAAATGCTGAATACTCTCCGTCTACATATTTATATCTATACGCAAATCTACCAAACTCAAGCTCAAAAAGTGGCTTTTTTTGCTCAAGCTTTACTCTCCATATTATATCAGTGTCTAATAAGTTATCTGGGGTAGATTGAATTTCCATATCCCAAGAGCCAATTCCCGCAGTGTCTTTTATTAACGCTCTAATTTCTTTTTTCTCGCCAAACTCGTCTTGCTCGTTAGTTAGTATAACGTAATCACCTATTACTAAATCTATAGATGATGGTTCTATGATTACATTAGAAACCTCCTCACCAAAACCTACGGCAACGCCAGACGTAGAAAAAGACTGGTTTGGTACTGTACCCTCTACCTCACCTCCTCGCGTTGTGTTTGACATTTCTAGTCTAGGCGCACACTTTGGCGCGGGTCTCAAAACAGTAATATGATCTCTTAGTATACCGTCGTCTGTTTCTGGTTCTAACGAGCTAATAGGTACTAATTGCCCATTTTTATCTTCAACCATTAAGCTAGTATGTTGCGCGCCACTTGTTCCAGCTTTTGATCTAGGTATATTTATTTTCTTAGGCTCTGTAATACCATCTGTTATAAATAAAAAATCATCTATAACATTAGCCGCGTTAATTCTTACTCCCTGGTCAAACTGAAGTACAGGGTCCCACCAAAATGCCCAGTTAGCAGCTGTTGAAACATCTGTAGAATATTGCTTGTCAAGGTGAATATTATTACCCACTACCTCTATAACTTTAGGAGGAGTATCGTATAAAGGAACGTTACCACTAGTCCAAGCTTGCACGTAGCAACCTGGTCTAAAATAATCCGTAATGCCAGCCAGCATTGTTATGTACGTGTAATTTCCAGTGGGTAGCGCCAGCTTACTACTAGGACAGCTACTAGCATAATGATCTGCGAAAACAATACTAGTCTCATCTTTGTCTCCGTCGTACTCTACTATAAAATCACACCAAGTGTTAAACAATATACCAATTGGTATTCCCCAGCTATCCGGACCAAGACCTTCTATATCAGGACCAGCTATAAACCAATACGACTTATTTCTTGCTTCATCGCCGCAATAACCAACAGTCAATGAGTTAGACTGGTTAGTCCAATAGTGACCACTTTTAATAGATACCTCCGCGTTACCTTGTATATTTTGTACTGTTCCAGAAGCTCCACCTTCAGCGGAACGCACCTGAATATTCATAGCGTCTCTATATTGGCCGTTAGGAACAAATCTCTCGTCAAGATCTTTGTTCATCTTACCGCCGGTAAAAACGTGTTTAATTTCTGGCATACTATATTACTTTATGTGCTTACTTATACCTCTAAGTATCTGCGTAAACTCTTCTATCTTAATATTTGATAATCTGATTTTTGCTTTTCTTGTTTCAGCAAACCTCTCCTTTTTTAATCTAGCTACGATGTATTCTGGTACGTTAGCTTTTGCCGCAACAACAGCGTATGCTATATGCTTATATACAGCTTCTTCACAAAACTTGTGAACAACCATTTCTGCGTCAGTACCTAACCCATCACTTACGTAGTGCAATACGACTGTTTTGCCAGCTAGGTTAGAGCCAAAATGTATTTGACCTCTAAGATAGTCTATAAAAAACGTGCCGTTTGATTGTGCGAATTGTGGGTCTAAGCCATACCTTTGACCAAAGTCGTTAAACAAAAACTCTCTATCTTCTACGTTTGTTGAGGTATCAAACGGTTCTTGAGTATCGAAGTTTGATGACGTTGTTGACGGTGTTTGTTCAACTAACGCGTTATCTGAAAACGTGTACCCTCCACTACCGTCTTGAGTTATAGCAAATGGATTAGACGTTTTTCCCGTAGGATACAATACTTTTTCAACACCATCATCACCTACGTTAGTAATTTTAACATAATTAACGTAGTCTTGAGGTAGTATCATACGTAGAGTGTTAGGAACCTCAATCTCCTGGGCCTTAACTGATCTAAAAACATCGTAGCTTAACTCTTGAAAAGCCCTCATAGCATGAAACTGTACGTCAGCTCTTCTGGCTTTAGATATTAGCTTACCTTCTCCTACATATACCGCCATAAACGCGGCTATAACGCTATCTAATGTAACGAACTGATAGTTCCCATAGTTAGATGTTGTTGTGTAATAAGATTGCTGATTAACGCCGTCTAATAAACCCATGATTAATTATTTTCTGTTTGAATATCTCTTTGTAGCATTTGAGAACCAATTTGAGCTAAACCAGGTTTATTGATAACAATACCCGCTAGCTCTAATATCCTTGTAACTAGCTTCTCTTCTTCGGATGGGTGTAAGTCAAAATTAACACTAGTATTACCATTGTACAACGCGTTGTCATTAACAACAACGTATCCCCACGATGGAGTAGTTGGCGCAACAATGTAGTCAGCGTACGCAGCGTTTGTTGCCAACTCCGAATCTGACGGGGCTGGATATACAGTAAAAGCGTTCTCTCCAGTCCTATAAAAAACTCTTCTGTTAGTGGTTGGTGCTGTTAAGGGGTGCGCCGTTAGCTGCGCGAGCTCCGGTCTTGTTACTTCTTCGATAACTTGATTACCCATTCTTAAGTTAGACAACCTATACGGTGTACTTGCGAAAGTGGATATGTCTACAACACCGGGGTTTATCGACGTGCTTATAGTTATGGGATCATTTACCACTCTATGCACCGATAGCTTTTCAAGCAGCATTTCCACTTCGTCGCTTTCTTCTGTTTGATTTTGCACCTTATGAACAGCGGTTTTCATATCATGAAAATAGCTTTCAAATATTTCTAATTGAGCCCTATCTGCTAAGTGATTAAACTCTTGAGGCGTAATGTAACCTCTCTGCTCCTTGTTACATAGCACTAAAACTTTTTGATATACGCTATTTATGTTTACCATTACTTTCTTGTTTTATATGGAAACTGGTTGTTTAACCATTCCTTTCTTTTGTCACAGCCACAGTCTTCCGCGCCCATAGCAGACGCCGCTAACTCTGTTAAGCTTTTTAAACCGGTGGCTTTTGTTATTTTTTCTATTGAATCACCTATTCCTCTTGATTTCATAGTAATATAATCACATAATAAAGTGATATGTTAGCACTTGAAATAAAAATAGCCACCCAAAGCGAGTGGCTATTAATATCATGCAAATAGTATTATTTCAGTCTTTTTTCTATAGACTTAAATACCTCCATACCTTCGTCAGTCTTGAACCAATGTCCAAGAGCTGTATACGGGTGCTCGTCAAAAGGTACTGTCATTAGCTTTCTATTGTTGCTAGCCCAACTAAAGTATCTTTGATCTTCAGATAAAACTATAACGCGCATTTCAACAGCTTTAATTCCAACGTTACGTAAGTAAACGTTATCATCATTCGCGAGTTCTAAGAACAGTTGAGGGTTTTGCTTAGCAAACAGTAATCCGTCTCGCTTAAGTTCCTTAGAAGTCATCTTAGACACCTTAGAACCAGTTTCAACACGCATAATAGCCTCTAGCATGTCAATTTCCATTGAGTTGGCCGCATTCATGGCCATTAACTCATATTCTAAGTAATCTGCCTGATTTTCTCTTCGTGCTCTGTTATCAACTTCGTGGTATAGTTTATTTCTTCTTGGGTGATATAGAGATAAAAACTTTTGTAAAGTAGCCTTTTCTTTTGGAACAAATAAGCTACCGTTTTCAAACGTAATATGCCTCTTCCTAATTTGACCCGACCACTCTTCCACAAATGGTGAGTTTTGATTAACGGCGTAGCCTATTTCTCTTTCATAACCCTTTTCTTCGTCGTAGAAATATAAACCTTTAGATCTAATAGTGTACGTTAGCGGGCTTTGTCCGTTTGAAAGCATATACATCCTGTCCTTAACTTCCCAGCCGTCTATTACACGTCTTTTAGGTTCTTGTCTTTTAGGTTTTTCTACTACTGGAGCAGGTTCTGGAGCCGGCGCTTCCGCTACTACAGTTTCAATTTGAGGTTCTTCAACAACCTCTTGTGTTTTCTTTTTTGCCATAATATAATATAATTTAAAAAGTGGAAAAAACTGCCCCATATTTCAGGGGCAGTTTCCATCGTCATTAGTTAATCAATCGTTATGATGATCAATCGCTGTCTGCGGCAGTACCTTTCAGTAACACGAAGTTATTCGCTCCTTGAACGATTAAACAACGCTCAGAAAGGAAGTGCATCTCCATAGCATCAAGATCTGAAGTCGCAGCTCCAACTGAACCAGTAGTCCAAGTCTTAAAGAAGCGATCGTCCATTTCTGAAGCTCTGTAACGAACGTGTAGGAAAGGACGCTTAAGGTTCTTACCTAACGCTTGGTCGTATACAGATGATACACCTGCTGGAACAAAGATACCACGGATGTGGTTATCAACATCTTTAATTCCGCCACGAGTAGACTTATCGTTTAGATATTTCCAGTCAGTCTTGTAGAAATCGTAAGATCCACGACGGAAGCCAGAGAAACCTAGGTTTAAAGCCATATCTTCTTCGTTGTTAAACACACCGTAAGAAGTACCGCCAGTACCGTAAGAGTTCATACCAGCTAACATATCGTCAACCTTAAGAGATACGTCTCTATTAAGGAACATCATGTACTCCTCAATAGCTCCTTGAGTATCGAATCTGTTGATGATTACGTCGAAGTCTGTTAAGTTATCAGCGGCATTATCTTGACCAGCTAACGCGTTATTGATACCGTCGAAAATATTTCCACGATCAGCCATAGCTGCGAATAAACCTTCAGAACCCTCAATAGTATCAGAGTACTCCCCACCAGTTATAGAGTTTGTAGCCTTTTCAGACTCAAGCATAGTCATCTCTAAGTAGTCTGCAAAACGCTGACGAGTATCACCCGCAGCCTTCAAGTACCACATGTAACCAGCTTGACCATCTTCACCTGAAACCTCAATCCAACCGATTTGTGAAGCGTCAGATCCTGAAACTTCGTACTTGTCCTTTAGAATAAGAGGACGGTTAGAGAAAGACTTAAAGCCAGGTTGGTTTCCGCCAGAACGACCTTGAGTACCTTTACCGTAGTTAGATCCAAACACTAATAACCCGTAAGTAGTTGTAGTAGCGTCTAGAGTCATACTAGTAATACCAGTACCATCATCAGTTAAAGCTGCAATTACAACTTTTTGAGTCGTTACACCACCGATGACATTAGCTCTAACGTCTGTTACAAAACCTTTAACGCTTGCATCAGCGTCAGTAAGAAGAACTAAATCTCCCTTTCTAACACCGTGGTTATTTGGCGCGTTAGCCCCAGTTAAAGTGTTTCCATCTATATCTTTTACAATAGTAAAATCATATACTGTTCCAGTACCACCAACTCTGTTAGCGTTACCTTGGTAAGATAAGTGCAGACGACCTTGCTCAGACCAAACAACTTGATCTGACATCATGGGCTCTGCTGCCCCTACCATATCTAGGAATCCGCCAATCGTACGATTACCGAATACCTCTGCTTCCTTCTCCATAAGATCAGGAAGGTATTGTTGAACCCAGCCGCTAGAACGTAAATCTACGTAATTGTCGACTAGGGTGTGCTTTTTTGCTGCTGGTACGCTATTAAAATTAGCGCCATCCGCTGCAAATTGCCCTGCTGTAGCCATTTTTTCTTAATTTTAAATGTTATTTTCTAGTTTTAATTTTTAACTTAAGTCCATCAGAAGAATCTCCTAGAGCTCTAATCTTCATTCCACCTACAGTGACTTCACCATGAGTTTTACGAGGCTCTGTTTGAATGTTTTTGTCCTTTGCTACACGTTCCTTGATTGCGTCAGCTTTACCCTGCTCATAAAAGTGCTGGGCCACGGCGTCAGCGTTCATGGCCGTAAATAGAGATTTATGGTATGCTTGAGCATCTGTCATAACACCTTTATCGTCAGTAAACTTATTGACGAAATTGTTTATGTCGCTCTGAGCACTTTTCACCTCATTAGCGTTTTTGACATTAAACCTATACTTTTTATCTCCAACGCTAAAATCAAAACCTTTGAATTCATCACTGAAAACTTGATTAGTCTTTTTGTCAAACGCCGATCGCGCAGCATTGTTCATTTTTTTCTGCTGTTCGGACTCTTTGTTATATCTGTTGAAAAAATCAATCGCTTTCTGTTGCTCATTTGTAAGCTTACTTCCGGCTTTAATTTCTTCGTAGTATTTAGACTTTTGCCCGTCTAAGTAGGCTTTAGCCTCGGCAACTTGCTCTTTTAAGGCTATTTTTTTCTTTCTTATTTGTTTTTCGTCATCAATCTCCTCATCAAACTTAAACTCCTCGTCCATAATAAAGCTTCTTTCCTCTTCGCTCAAATGGGGTTTTGTTTGTCTGTAGTACTCGTTAAGAGCTTCTTGATTATCCATTTCTTCAACGTTCACGTTTAGTTTAACGTAATCGTTAATATCTCCACCAGTTTCATCCATAAACTCAATGAGCTTTTGCACGTTTTCAGGAAGAGGTTTTCCTGTTGCTTCAGCTTCTTCTATAGCTTCAACAGCTTCTTCAGCTAATTCTTCGGCTGTTTCTACTACCTCTTCTAGTACTGGTAATTCTTCTTGTACTTCTCCTTGCGGTTGTACTTCTTCTTGTTCTTGTGTGGGCTCGGGACTTTCATCGCCTCCAGCCATTCCTGAGTTGTCAGAGTTACTTTCTTCAGCTTCATTGGTTGGTGGTGGTTTACTTAAATCTACTTTAACAACATCTGGTTCTTTTTTAATGGTCTTCATTTTAACTTTCGTGACGTTTCCTTCTTGTTCAACCTCTTGGATTACATCCTCAAGGTCAGTTTGGTTGTTTTCTTCTGCCATAATAAAATTTTATAAAATATTAAACGTAGGGAGCTTACAGTCCTAATCCCGCATCTCCCGTAACTATATCATTACCTGATGATTCAAAGTTTTTAAGTGAATCACCTTGTTTTTTCTGATCAACTAAAGCGGACTGATGCATAGCCTGCCTATCTACTCTAGCGTCTTTTCTGTCTTCTTTCATAGAATCACGCCTCGCGGAAATGTTAGTGTCCATGTTTTTTAGTTGAGAGTTTAACTCAAATTCCAACTCCATGAGCTCTTTTTTAACTTTTGCCTCCTCCTGTAAATACATTATTTTTAAATCATTTTTACCTTGCTCTAGTTGGAGGTCCGCTTGAGTTTTTGCCTGATTTTTTTGTATCTCAGCTTGAGAAGCGGCTTGTTGAGCTTGCGCATTCGCTTCTGACTGCGCTTGGATGTTTTGCTGTTGGATTGCTTGATCTCTTTCTTGTTTTTTCCTGCGTTTTACTTTTAATAACTGATTTGCTAGCTTTATATTTCTAACTTCCCTTAAATCTATAGCATCATCTAAATCTATTAAGCCTTGAGCTAACGCTCCTTGGATGTTGTTTTCTAGCAGTTGCTTTTCTTCTTCATCTGGTAGTAATTCGATGAATATACCAAAGTCATATAGGTGTAATTCAGAGAGTTCGTCTAACGTGGCTACATTATGAGTACCTATAGACTGAACGAAAGCGTTAGCTGTTGGCGAGTACTCTAATATATCAGCAATGCGCAGCGATAATGCTTCTGCAACCTCTGCTGTTAAGTAAAGCATAGACTGTAAAATGTGTCTTGTAGCAGTATTTGAATTTGCGGCTGCTATTTTTTGTATACCTACTAAAGCATTTTTATCTGGAGTAGATGCATCCCTAGCTTCATTAAGTCCAGTTACATCACGTATCATTTGTAGATAGTAGTTGTAAGTTTGAATTAAGCTTTGAATTTTATTACCACCAGCGCCGCTTTGTATTTGTTGAATAGGTATTTTACCTGGATTAGGATCGCCATCTTGCGTAAATGATCTACCAATTACACTACCAGTTTGGAAGAACATATTAAGAGCCTCCTGCGGGTTGTAATTAGTTCCGTTACCTAAATCTATTTCAGCAAGTCCATCCGCGTCAAGGTATACGCCATCTGGCACCATGCGCGACATTACTTGCTGTAGCTTTAAATGAGTTAATTGAATCATATCGGCAAAACCAGTGATCCTGCTGACTATAGACTCAATACGTCCTTGATACATTCTTGGAGCTACTATATTGTAGCACATTTTAGCTTTCGCGAAGTTGGACTTTGTGCGCATCATATTTGGCACCATGCCCCACTTAAGAAGCTTTTTAGACCCTAATACGTAAACACCCTCATATATAGACTCTAATACCCTTTCCAGTTTTGAAAAATTACCGTCCATGTCGGCTGGAGGGTTAAACGTGTCATCTTTTCTAAGAACTTTTTCTGCGCCAGAACCAGTTTCTTTTAACTTGTAAACATCATTCATATGTGTTTTATAGTTAAAATATAAAACTTGTATTTTATTTTTATCGTTACTAGCTTTGTGGTTTAGTCTATTAGCTGACTTGCTAACGATGTCTTTTATATCTTCCTCGGTAAGTTCAGGAAACTCTTTTACTAATTCATTTACAGGTATTTCTTTTACCTCGCCAACGTAGTAAATATCATCGAAATAAGGTGAATCTGTGTAAGAATAAACTAGGTTTGCTGGGTCTACATAATCTATAGTAGCGCCTTCTGAAAAATCAAAAGAAGTTTTAGTAGCACCAATTCCTATGGTAGTTAAATCATATATTACCCTTCTTTTTATCAACTCGTAATCTGAACCCTCCATCAACACGTTTATCGCTTGCTCCTCGGCTAACTCAACCGCTTGCTTGTATTTGAGCTGCATATGCAACGCTAGTTCTTCTTCTGTTTCCGGTAAAGCCTCCTGATCATTCTTAAATAGGTTTACGTTGAAGTTTTGAAAGACTTGATTGTTAAATTCTTTATTACGCATATCACGAAGCATGTTTTCCATGTACTCCGTTCTTTTGCTCATTCCAAAAGAATCTTGCGAAAAGCAGCTTATTTCATATGATCTTTGAGATAAACCGTTAACAACTATGTCTACAAACTTAGGGACAATTGGAACAGGTTTCCAATCTAAATTTAAGTAAGATAAATCTCCATTTATAGAAAGCTCGTTTTTATATTTTTGAATAGGTTGCTCTCCTCTGGCGTAAAGTCTTAACTTGTGAAAGTTATTTATATTGCCAGACCATTTAGATGTAGCTTCACCATTAAACCATTCGTGTTCTATAGCTTTTGCTACCTTCTCGCCATAGGCCATACTAAGTTTCTCTAAATCGGAAACCGCTTGTGATGGAAAATTTATAACAGACTCTGCCATATTATTGTTTAATTATTCTTGATGTTACTCCACGGTTACTATATCTGCTTATACGTAGATTTAACGGTTGTTTATCTTTATCTGGATTTGGTTTATACAAATGCCTATTACAAGCCATAATCGCAAGACCAGAGCTTATTGTAGCATCGTGTTTGGTTCTTTTGTTTATATCAAATTTAGACCAATCATTTAGCGTGTCTCCAAAGTACATAGCTCCATAGGACCCGTCTTGAAGTAAACCAACGTGGTCATTTATGTACATTTCAACAGCCGCGGCGTGAGCTTGTTTAATATCCTCGCTTGAGTTTGGCATACCGCCAACCTCTCTCTCCGCGACAGATAGTTTATTCCACACCTTGTCTGGTCTGTTCATGCTAAAACCCCTATACCCTCTTCTGCGTAAGTAGTACAAAAGCCTAGGTTTATTGTTCTCTGCTAGTAACGGCATACCATAAAAAACTAACGCCATTAATACGTCTTCAAAAAACATTTCTGCGGTTTGTGGTCTTGCTATATATTCTAAGAAAAACGTATTTGCTGGGGCGTCTTCCATAGAAAATTTTGTTAATCCGTGTAAAGCACCTTTCGAACCACGACCGTCAACAGTACCACTAATGTCATAGCTGTCGCAACCAAAGGCCCCAATATGTTCGTTACCAGGATATTTAATTCCATTTTTTATGATCACATTGTTTTGAAGGCGTTCATTAGGAACCCAACTTATTTTAAACCTACCGTTGGGATCTGGGTTAAAACTTACTCTTGTGTCTTTAACACCGTTGTCCCACTGAAAGTTACCAACAGTTAAAACACTTGAGTTTCTATTACCTTCGTTAAAATCAATTTGCTCGTATATTTTAATTAAATTAAATATGCTATTTTTAGTTTCATCTCTAAATGCATGCTCTTCAGTACGCGGGAACTGTCTGTAAAACTCGTTTAACGCATCTTGATCATCACGTAAACCATCAGCTTCGTTTTCCCAACTCGTTACTACACCTACATCTATTAATTCACCGTCTGGTCCCAGTCGTTCATCATCACCTGGATTATCAAAGACTGGAAGTCCGTACTCGTCAATAAATCCTTCATAGTTCCATTCCATTGGGATAAAGAGAGAATAAAGCCCAGACTTTGTTTGTCCATTAGCATTTCGTCTTGATACGTCAGAATCATAGTATAGCTTTTTAAAATTATCCCCACCTTTATCAAGTGCGTTACTGGTGCTACCCATCATGCACTTACCGACGATTCTACTACCTAACCTTAAACAGGTTTTAGTAACTCGCCAGTTGTTTAATATGTTATCAGGTCTCTCCCACTTACCACTCTCATCGTGCACTAGTAGATTTAGCTTTTCACCATCGTAGCTATTGTCACCAGTGTTCTTCCAGTCTATGGTGGTATCTAGACCCGCTATCTCTTCAAGCTGCTCGTTTGCTTGTATTTTCTTACGAGTAAACTTACTAGCTGGAACCCTATAAGCTAACTCCGATTTTGGACGATCCATACCGTCTTGTATCGGTTTAAAGAAAAACGGATAGTTAATACTTATTGGTACTACCTTATCCGTGAACATCTTCTTTGCATCGGCACCAGACTTAGAAAGGATCCCATATCTACTATCACTCGATATAGTGGCTAAGTTAACTGTTTCAGCTGACGACATAAACGAGAAACCTGAACGACGGTTTTTAAGGTAGCACA